GAACTTGACGAAGCACGGCGCGTTATAAGTATATATCGAGAAGCTAACTGGAAGATCAATCAGTTATGGCGTGATGCTCAGAAATTCTTAAAAGATTCTGCAAATGGTGATGACACTCAGTTCGGGTTGGACGGTGTACTCAAGGTGGTTGATGGTACGATACTGTTACCATCAGGACTGAAGTTAGGGTACGCTGATCTACAGTTCCAGACTACCGATAAAGGTGTAGAGTTTGACTACAAAACAAGGCGAGGTCGCACCAGAATATACGGTGGTAAGATCGTGGAGAATGTATGTCAGGCCATAGCACGTTGCATTATTGGTGAACAAATGCTACAAATAGCCAAGAAATATCGTGTTGTACTAACGGTACATGACTCGATTGTATGCTGTGTAAAGGATGATGTATTGGAAGAAGCGCAAGAGTATATTGAGAAATGTATGCGTTGGACACCGCACTGGGCAGACGGCCTACCTATTAACTGCGAGAGCGGTACAGGCAAATCATATGGAGATTGTGAGTGAGTTTATCTAGTAAAGATATGTGGAGGATTGCTTTTATGCGTATGGCTGGGCATACTTGGAAAGAGATAAAAGAGGAGATACCCGCCAAGAATGTTTATAGTAAGTTTACTCGTTTAGCATCTATCATAAATCGCGTAAGTAGTAAAAAATACGTATGTACGGAATGTGGGCATATCCGCAAGAAAAAAAGAGGGTACTTCCAAAAAAACGGTTACACCCACAAAAACCCAAGGAGATTGTGAATGACATGCAGACTTGGAGAAGATGGATACAACACAATTATGGGTACGGACAAACAATTAGTAGGGGTTAGGAATGATTTTTTATGTTGCCCTGAGTGTAAGTCAATACAACTATATATGGGTACAACACCTTTTGAAATAGTACAAAATACACATAGTGTTGTTATTCAACTTACTTGCAATGAGTGTTCAACGAAATCAGAACTTGCTTTATTTAATGACCATGTTGGGCTTGATAAACTTGTTACACGTATAAATTGGGTGGAGAAAACAACTCCCTACGTGATGAGTATTCACGACAAGATAACTGAGTTTTCCCTAACGGGGTATAGTAAACAACTTAAAGAATACGTAGATAAATATGATTTGTGGGATCATGATGTATGTGAACCTTTACCCGAAGGTGTACCACCTTTTGTAAAAGAATATTATGAAAAGGTTAAAGAAACTAACGTGGTAAGTATGAGAGACGAAGAATAAAGATGAGTATAGCACCGTGGTCATTTAGTAGAATTAAATCCTTTGAGCAATGCCCGAAGCAATTCTATCACATGAAGATAGCTAAAGATTACTCTGAGCCACAAACAGATGCCATGCAATATGGTACTGAAGCCCACCTTGTTGCTGAAGAATACATACGCGATGGGAAGCCAGTGCCTAGTAAGTTCTCCTATATGGAGCCAGCGCTGGAGTCACTTGGTAGAAGACGTGGTAAGAAGTTAACAGAAATGAAGTTCGGTCTTACCAAAGAGTTAGAGCCTTGTGGCTTTAGAGATAAGAATGTTTGGTGGCGTGGTATCGCTGACCTTGTTATCATTGACGAGGGGAAAGCATGGGTGGTGGACTACAAGACAAGTAAGTCATCGGCATATGCAGATAAGGGGCAATTAGAGCTTATGGCGCTAGCCACGTTCAAGCACTTCCCCGAAATAAAACAGGTGAACGCCGCATTACTGTTTGTTAAAATAAATAATATCGTTAAAGATAAGTATACCGAAGATATGATTCCCTCTCTTTGGGAGAAGTGGATCGCTAATTACAAGCGTATGGAGACAGCATACGAGAACGATATTTGGAACGCGCATCCTAGTGGGTTATGTAAACGCCACTGTGCAGTAATTGAATGTATTCATAATGGGAGTAACTGATGCCATATACTAAATCACCCAGACCTTACAAAAAAGAATATAAAAAACAAAAAGAGCGTGGGGAACATCCAGATAGGATGGAACGACAACGCGCCAGACGTGCTTACGACAAGAAAAAAATAGACCGCAAAGGTAAAGACGTAAGCCACAACAAGATGTTAAGTAAGGGGGGCAGTAACAAAGACGGTACTAAACTGGAAAGCCCTTCAAAGAACCGCGCAAGAAACGGTCAGAAGAAAAAGAAAAAATAAAATATACTGGAGAGTATTTTGAAGATTATTGACAACAAAGCTTTGTTGCTTAGAGTACGTGACCCTAACAGAGTTACAGCACTCATACCAAAAAGCCAACAACTACCAGACAACAAGGTGCTAGTTAACTGGGGGCTTGAAGAAGCATCGAGCCTTAAGACGTTAAATATAAAAGCCCCGTCACCCATCGAGGGTCGGTACAAGTGGACAGGTAAACACAAACCTTTTGACCACCAAAAGGTAACCGCAGGGTTCTTGACAATGAACAAGCGATCCTTTTGTTTTAACGAACAGGGTACTGGCAAGACAGCTAGTGCAATATGGGCGTCGGACTATTTGCTGCAACAGAAAATAATAACGCGGGTGTTGGTTATCTGCCCGCTGTCAATCATGGATAGCGCATGGCGTGATGACTTGTTTACCTTTGCCACACATAGAACTGTATCTGTAGCATATGGTGCATCACCTAAACGCAAGAAGATTATTGAAGAAGGCTCTGAGTATGTAATCATTAACTATGATGGCGTTGCCATTGTATCTGATGAGATAAAGAAGGGGGGCTTTGATCTAATCATTGTTGATGAAGCCACACACTACAAGAACGCTCAGACAACAAGATGGAAGACATTAAACAAACTAATTACTGATGACACATGGCTATGGATGATGACAGGTACGCCTGCCGCGCAATCCCCAACCGATGCGTATGGTCTAGCTAAGATGGCTAACCCCAGATCAGTGCCACGGTTCTTTGGATCTTTTAAAGATCAGGTCATGCACAGGGTATCTCAGTTTACTTGGAGGCCAAAACCCGATTCTACAGAGGTGGTGTTTAAAGCACTGCAACCTGCTATACGGTTCACAAAAGAAGAGTGCTTAGACTTACCACCGATGGTATATGTCAAACGTGAGGTAGAACTCACACGCCAGCAAAAGAAATACTACAAGCAACTCAAAGACAGGCTGGTCATGAATATCACAGGAGAACAAGTCACCGCTATAAACGCGGCAGTAGGTTTGAACAAACTCCTACAAATATCCGCAGGTGCTGTGTATACTGACGAGGGGTCTACGTTAGAGTTTGACATCAAACACCGATACAAAGTGCTCCGAGAAGTGATTGACGAATCAAGTCAAAAGGTATTAGTGTTTGTGCCCTTCAAACATGTCATAGATATCTTAACAAATAAACTACGGTCGGAGGGTATAACAACTGAGGTTATACGCGGAGATGTATCCGCACCTAAACGCACACAAATATTTAGAACCTTCCAAACTACTCCAGACCCAAAGGTTTTAGTTATACAGCCACAAGCCGCCGCACATGGTGTCACGTTAACAGCCGCTAACACAGTTGTATGGTGGGGGCCGACGAGTTCACTAGAAACTTATGAGCAAGCTAACGCTAGGGTACATAGATCAGGACAAGTACATAAATCTACGGTGGTGCAACTACAAGGATCTGCCGCAGAAAAACACGTTTACAGGTTATTAGATAAGAGAATTAACGTCCACGCAAAGTTGATAGATCTTTACAACGAGGTACTTGACTAGTGTATCAATAGATACTATATATAAATTCTCGATAGGCAAAGGAGAGTATAATGAGCGATGATAGAGCTGAGAAGATGACCAGTGCGTTTATAAAGATACGTACGGAGCGGTCAGTATTATCAGCAAAGTTTAAGACTGAGGATGATAAACTTGTGAGACAACAGGATATCCTCAAAAGAGCATTGCTTGACTACTGTGAGAACCACGGTTTGGAAAGCGTAAGAACTTCTGCGGGATTGTTTTTTAGATCGTCTAAGACAAAGTACTGGACAAGTGACTGGGAGGCTATGCACAAATTTATTATGGAGCATAACGTGCCAGAGTTTCTTGACAAACGTCTTAATACCACTAACATCAAACAATTCCTAGAAGAAAACCCAAACACAATTCCAGACGGTTTGAAGATCGACAAGGAATTTGTGATTTCTGTAAGGAAAAAATAATGAGTGATCCATTTGTACCAATTGAAGATGTAGCAAAACACTTTAGTGTATCTATATCTACTGTTCGATCATGGGTAAGGCAGAACCACATACCTAAAGATACCTACATTAAAATAGGTAGTACTTATAGGTTTAATGTTGGTGATGTATCCCATGCTCTGACC